TCATGGGGTTGCAAGTTATTGATACAACCCCCGCGGCGGTCAGCGATGGCATCTTCTTCAGTAAGGCTTCCGGCGCAGCTACTTTCGATGTGGCTAGCTATTCCGGTTCAGTTGGTACGACTGCAAGCGCGGTTGGCACTCTGGTCAACGCGACTATGACTGAACTGTCTTGGTACTACGACGGAAAGTCGGAGATTCAGTACTTCAAGGACGGTGTACTGCTGGGGCGCTTGGTTCCTGCCGCCCTGCCAACAGGTAACTTGACTATCAGCTTCGGCTTCGTCAATGGGGCAGCTGCAGTGAAGACTATGACTGTCGACTACATCTACGCGGTTAAAACCCGTTAAGCAAGGGGACGTTCATGGCTAACGCAACTTACGTCCAGGTTATCTCGGACGGTCCTCGTAACGCAATAGCGCGAATTACAGCAATTCTGGACACGTCCAACCTTGCCGCGACCGCGCTGATAACAAAGGCTATGTTCACCAACAACGAACCGTTGAAGACGCTTACCGGTTTTCGCGTGCGGGAAGTGGAGTTCAGCGTATCCGCCGGTAACATTGCAGTGCTGGAATGGGAAGCTACCACTCCCCAGCTGATTGGAACTTTCCATGATTCGAATGAAGTGTGCTGGAGTCCTGGCCTAGTACCCGATGCGTCGGCTGCGGGTTATACCGGAAGCATCTTAGCACGCTCGCTTAACTGGGTTGCTGCCGTACAGTCCTTCACGCTGACCTTGAAGATGATCAAGCTTTACTCCTAGGACTCGCTATGACTGCCCCTAATGATAATACCCCAGTCTCGATAATCACCGATGCGTACTTTGACGCGGGGTTGATTCAGCAGGGGCAGACTCCTGACTCGGAGCAATTAGTAGTCGGTATGCGTAAGCTTTCAGACGTGATCAACCTTTGGCAGACGCAGGGGTTGAAGCTCTGGCTGTTGGAGGATCTGCCGATTACGCTTACCGCGGGGAAAGCGACTTACGTACTGTCCCCTACCGGAGATGTCGTAATGCCTAAGCCTATGCGGATCATCGACGCGTACTATCGGAGTAGTACGGGTATTCGGAGACCACTTAACGTGATGAGCTGGAATGACTACGTGCGCTTGAGCCAGATTAACCAGATAGGCGCTATCAATTCCTACTTCGTTAACAAGCAGCAAGCAACGCTGCCAGTGTTTTTCTGGCTTACCCCAGACGCAGAAGCCGCCACGGGAACTGTACACGTGGTCGCGCAGAAACAGGTTACTAATTTTATTTCCTTAACGGAGACTATGAACTTCCCCTCCGAGTGGAGAATTGCACTTCGCTGGGGACTCGCTGACGAACTGGCGACTGGGCAACCTCAGGCTATCATGGACCGTTGTCAGCAACGCGCGCAGGTATATAGAACAATGCTGGAAGACTGGGATGTGGAAGACGCTCCGACGCGCTTTACACCCGATCTCCAGGGTAGTCACGCAACTCGGAGCTTTAGATAATGGGACAAGCCGAAACAGTTGTGCTGCCGAAGCGCCTTCCGCTGGTGCTAGAGCCAGAGAACCGTAGTGAGACTACGGATAAGGATGCTAAGCTTATTAACGGTTACATGGAGAGAGGCAAGGGCGAAGGCGAATACTGGGTGTACAAGCGCCCAGGGCTGTTAACGCACACTGCTGTTACGCCTGAAGCTGGCTCTGGGGTATATAACTGGCAAGGGGATATCTATGCAATCTTCGGGTCCACGCTCTACAAGAACGGTACTAATATTGGAACGGTCAATGGCTCCGGAGGAGTTTATCGTTTCGCTTCCAGTCTCGGCGCTACACCACGCTTGCAGCTCGGGAATGGAATTGCAGCATTTAACTGGGATGGAGCAGTACTCTCACAGATCGGTGGAGCAAACTTTCCCGGTAACACCTACGCAGCTGCGGGAGTGAAGGGATGGGCGTATCTGGATGGTACTACATATTGCTTGGATAATAAGGCGTACATTCACGGCAGCGATACCGTAGTAGGAATGAATGCGCCGGAGCAGTGGACTGATGTACTTAATTTACTTGGAGCGCAGATTGAGCCTGACCGTGGTATCGCGCTAGCGAAGCAGCTTGTGTACGTGCTGGTGCTAAAGGAGTGGTCTACGGAGGTCTTCTACGATGCACAGAATGCAGTGGGAGCGCTTCCACTAGCGCCAGTACAAGGAGCAAAGATCAACTACGGGTGTGTTAGTGCTGATTCAGTCCAGGAGATCGACGGGACGCTGCTCTGGCTGGCGACAAATCGCTCGTCCGCTGTGCAAGTACTTATGGTTGACAATCTGAAATCGAGTATTGTATCGACGAAGGCTATCGAGCGGCTGCTAGGTGATGCTGACTTTAGTTCCGTGTATTCTTTCAGCGTCAAGTTCGAAGGCCATCGTTTCTACGTAGTTACGTTGAAGAATAATAACTTAACTCTTGTCTACGACCTGACCGACAAGATGTGGGCGCAGTGGACTGATGAGAACGGTGATTACTTTAAGATAGTATCCAGCACGTATCTTCCGGGGACTGGCCGCGTATTGCAGCACGAAACGAATGGTAAGCTGTATAAGTTTGACGCTATCTATACTAGCGACGATGGAGCTATGATCACGGTGGATCTGTATGCGCCGAACTTCGATGGAGGAGTGCGCAGGAAGAAGCAACTGAATTTCATGGAATTCATCGGAGATCAGACGGTGGGGAGTTACCTGCAAGTTCGCGTGAATGACCTGGACTATAAAGCGGACGCTTGGAGTTCTTTTCGTCAGGTCGATCTGAGCGTTGCCAGGGCCTTTCTAGCCAACTGCGGAAGTTTTCGCCGTAGGGCTATCCATGTCCGGCATCAGTGCGATACGCGGCTGCGACTGCAAGCGATTGAATTACAGATAGACCTTGGAACGCTATGAGTGCTACATCGTTCCAACCGCCGCCGACCTATGCGCTCCCGGTGATCGTAGATGAGCTGACGCAAAAGGCTGTCTTTAATCCGATCTGGCTACGTTGGTTTATTGATCTTAGTCAGAACCTAGGTGCAGGTGGAGCCGGTTCGGGGACTGTTACTAGCATCACGGCGGGAACAGGTCTTACGGGCGGCACGATTACAGCCAGTGGGACAATATCCCTTGGAATCGTACCGACAGCAAACCTCTCCGGCCTTACCGCTACTATTACTACAGCTAAGCTTACCCCAGCGGGCGCTAACGGTTCCATGACTTTCAGCCATGGTTTACTCACCGCGCAAACTCAAGCAACTTAACCTACGAGGCTCACAATGGATGACGATAAGCGCGTACCCCATATTACTAGTGATACAGATCTTTGCGGACCACACTGCGAGACTATTTACATCCTGGAGCGGAGGGTTAATACTCACGCGGAAGAGTTGATTACTCTCAAACAAATGCTTGAAACGAATAGCCGTAATACAGCAGAGGTACTGGAGATCGTCAGTCTGGGCCGGTCATTCTTTCGTGTGCTTGGATGGTTAGGCGGGATACTCAGACCGCTTATATTAATCATCGGCGTAATCGCAGGTGTAGCGGCTTGGTTTAAAACTGGAACTTACAAATAAGGAGTTTTTATGAGCTATGGATCTGATACAGAAGGCGGAGCTAGTGATAACGTAGGCGGTGCCCCGCCCAGTAGTACTCCTCCGCCTAGTAACGATACCCCTAATTTTCCTGATTCTCCGCCTTCCTACGACTATACTCCCACGGATACGCCAGATGATTCGTACTATAGTCTTGCTAATGATACTCCAACGTTGAACTTTGGGTTTGGGGACTACGGCTACGGGGAAGGTGCGAAAGCTACTACAGTACCAGGGCTGTATACGCAACTCGGTACTACGTCCACCACTGATCCCTTCACGAAAAGTGAAGATGGCTTTTGGGGGTCTAAAGCACAAAAGATGCTGAGCTTTTTTGCCAACTTAAATCCAGTGACCGGGGTGCTAAATTCTATCTTTAGCGCGGCCAACAGTCCCGATCCGGCTAAAGCCGCGATACAAGGTTTGCTAGGGCGCTTCGGAGGGGACCTGGGCAGGTTAGGTCTCATGGGTTATAACGCGTCGCAGTCTAAAGATCCTACAGCTACGGGAGCGGGTTATGCTGGAAGTTGGTTAGGTGGAAAGCTGGGGGGAGCTTTAGCGGGAGACGCTGGTGCGCAATTCGGCTCTTCGGTTCTCGGAGGTGCCACGACTGATGCCGCCCGGAGCCAAGCGTATTCTGCCACAGAACCGGCTGGTTTACCTGGAAGTGTTTCGGGGGATATTCTAGGGGGGAAAGGCTCGTCGTACGGCGCACCTTCCGTAACGACGCAGCGCGGGGATGCTAGCCAGGGACGCAACTGGACTGATACTGCCATGTCTCTACTGTCAGGGATCTATGGCATGAAGCAGTCTAATTCACAACGGGATCTTGCTAGTGTTGCTTCAGCCCCTTCGCAGGCAGCTAGTGTGCAGTTGCAGAAAGCTATTAACGGGGATTTCTCCGGAGATGCTGGGTATGAAGCGGCGCTAAAAGCAGCTGCGCGTGCGGGGTCACAGCAGCCCGGCGGGTTCGCAGCCTCGGCCGCGGCGCAAGCTGCGCTGAAGTATCAGAACGACCGGATTAATACACTGAGTGGAGCTACGAATAGCGGGGTGTCAACCGCGCTGAGCGGTAATAACTCCGCTAATGCGCTTGCGTCGGCTAGTTTGGGGTCACTTGGCTTTGGGACGTCATCGGGTACGTCTATGCCTGCCTGGTTGCAGGCTTATATGATCAAGAATGGCCTGGGGGGTACTTCAAATGCCTGAACTCTTTGGCGCACCTAACGGGATAATTGCTAAGCAGGATTATCAGAATCAAGGGCTGCAGGCACAGCGACTCATGGGGGATATTGCGATACAGCCAGCGGAGCTACAAGCAAAGCAAGCTCAGGCTCGACTGTATTCAGCTAAGGCTAGCGCTGCTGAAGCTGCTAGTTTGCAGACCCAGCGCATGGCTGACCTAGAGTCTCAGTTCATGCAGTCGGAGGCTGACGCGCGGAAGCAAGTGTCGGACGCGGGGACTGCCCAAGGTACCGTGATGACGGTTAAGGACCTTCCGGCCGGTGGCTCCATTATGCGAGCTTCTGCAGCGGACTCGTTGGAGCGCCTGTTACAGTTTGCGAATGGACGCCTTCCGCCATCTGCTACGGCGGGACTGAGCAAGCAGGTAGCGGACATTCATCAAAAGGAAGCCGCGGCTTCCGCTAACAATGCAAAGGCTACGCTGGAATCTACCAAAGCGCAGATTGAACAGTTTGGACAGATCGGAAATATAGCAGGGTCGGCTGCGCTGAATCCGCAGAACTATGCTACTATTATGCTGGACCCTTCCTCGCGAAAATTACTGCCGCAGGAGTTGACGGGAAACTATCACACGGATGCTCCTGTGCTACGGGCTATTGAGCAGGCGAGTCAAGACTCTATCAAGCGAGCTAACCTCGCTCGAGAGCAGGCAGACTCGGAGTCGAAGCGGCGACTGAATAATGCACAGATTTCCAAGGCGGATGCTGCTATTGACTTGATCAAGACCAGGGCAATTGCACTGAAGGAGGACCGGGCGCTGCGAGCCAAGTACGGTGGGGCAACGAGTCAAGAAGCGGCTGACCTGAAGAAGGCGCAAACCGCGCTGACGCAGGCACGGATGGAAGCTCTCGCGCTGAAGACTGCACCACCGATGCCGCTTGATCCGAAGCTGGTGGAAGTCGGTAAGACTTATACAGGAGCTGGTGGCATTAAGTATGACATAGTTGGTCTTGACACGAAGGGTAATCCTATTGGGCGGCCTCATGTGCAGGCAGCTTACACGGCTCCGCAAGGTGCGGCGGCTTCTGCGGCTGCGGACGTAGACCCAACCGGCGAAGGAGATGACGATGCCGACGAGTAATGGAACTTCCTGGGAACAGATGACGGGGCTGGGTGGAGCTACGCTGGAAGCTCCGACTGCGGCTACTACTCAAGGTGGAGTGAGCTGGGAGCAGATGGGAGGGCAGCCAGCTGCTCCGTCACTGTGGGATAAGGTGAAGAATGCGTATCACAAGGTGTCTGATGTGATGGCTCCCGTGGAAGCGCGTATGGCAAGTGGACTGAAGCAAGTTGACGCGGAACGTGCAGCACTTGTGAACATGGGCGTAGGTATCCCAGGTGGAGTTGCTGGCGTAGGCATGGATGCGGCCTCGCGTGTGAGTGATTTGGTGCGGGGTGTTCCAGCGAAGCAAGCTGGCCGTAATGCACGCTCTGTCGCGGATCAGGTGAATGCTGACTGGGGTAAGGTTACGTCGGCGCTCGGGCTGCAGCAGGATGCCAGTGGCTCGAAGATAGATGAACTAATGACAAAGGGAATGGAACTGTCGGATGTGGCAGGAACGAAGGCGGAGTCGGCTACCGGTGGGCTAGTATCGCTGGAAACTATGCAGTCCGTCCGGGATACGTTGCTAAATTCCCTAGGGGTGAAGGGACTTGGGAAGGTGCCGAAGGCTCGTGCAGGTGCCGCCGGGGAAGCACTTACAGCGGACCAGGTCATCAAGGACTCGAAAGCGCGTATTGCTCAGGCAGCGGTGGATCAGCAAGTTGCTGACGTGGCAGCAGGGACTGCCAAGGCGGAGGCTGTTGAGGCTGTTGTGAAGGAAGCTCTGGCGAAGCGCCACCCCCTGGATGAAGCGTTCTCGAAGAAGAAGTCTGAGCCGGATGTTGGCAGCAGCGTGCAGTGGGATAACATGGTGCGGGGGCTGGTGGAACCTCCGAAGATGGAGGCCCCGCAGGGACCGGGGTTGACCCCGAAAGTGCGGATAGAAGAACCGACTGTCTTGGGGGAAGCTCCGGACTACGCGCAATCTGGTATTGATAAGCTTCGCGCAGGGGAACTTATCTCCACGAAGGAAGCTAAGGCGATCCGCCAGCTGAAACCTTTGCCGGGCCAAGAGGCTATCGTGAACTCGGAAGGTAAACCTTACTTCCAGCGTGGCGCAGCTGATCCGGCGTTGCTTAAGGTGCTTGGATTGATGGGTCTTGGAGCCGTCGCAGGAACGGCACTGTATAACTGGTATCAATCTCCGAGCGAGTTATCGCCGGATAAAGCGAGCGATGCTGGGTTAGGCCTAATGGGGCTGGGAGCTGCGGGTATGCTGAAAGGAAAATTAGAAGGCGTGCCGGAGCCTAAGTTGCTTGAGACCTTCCGCCAAGGTGGCCGCGAAGGAGAAGCGGCAGCAGCCAAGATCTACGAAGACACGCATAGGCAGCTACTGCGTACCGTCAGTAGCTGGGACAAAGGGGAAGGTAAGCTCCCCGTAGAAGATATTGTCCAGCGTACTTATGAAAAGGCATTTCAGAAAATGAAGCTGCCGGCGGATAATGAGATGGCCTTCCGGGGGGACTCGTCCATCTCGACTTACCTGCATACTATAGCGAAGAATGAAGCGCTGAACAAATGGGACAGTGCGAAGCGGAGTCCGAAGACTGAATCCATGACGGTTGATCCAGAGACTGGTGGGACTTCCGCGCCGGAAGCGTACACCATGCAGCAGAATCCGGAGCTGTATCGGTCCGCAGAGGACGTCGCAGCCACGAATGACCTTGGCCGCCGGATGCAGACCGCCCTGGATAAGCTGCCTGAGCATCAACGCGCTATCTTTGAATCGCTGGAAATGGAAGGGCTGAGCTACGAGGAGACTGCTGCGAAGCTGAATATCCCAATCGGTACAGTGCGGTCGGGGTTCTCCCGCGCGAAGGAGAATCTGCAGGGATCTCTGCGGGATTACAAGGATCTGCAAGCCGGGCGCGTGGATCAGGACTTGCTCAAGGGGGCTGGACTCGCTGGCGGTGGAGCGCTGCTCGGAGCGGCCGTGGCCGACGATCCTCATAAGGGTGCGATCATTGGAGGGATTCTTGGCCTCGGTGGAATAGCCCTCGGAACTAAAGCAGTCGACTCTGCCCTTGGCCGCAGCACTACACGGCTTATGCACATTGACCCAGAACTTCGCAGGGGTGTGCGGGATATGGAGCTGGCCGCGTCGAAGGAAATCTCCAGCGCCAGTGACGCGATCACAGCCTTTACGAAACCAGTGAAGAAGCTTTCTGTGCCGGAACGTATGGCGCTGGACCGGGCCTACGTCGCAGCGGATGGAGCGGGGATGAAAGCGCTTGTACAGAAGAACCCTGAACTGGCCGCGGGTTACGAGAAGGTGCGGCAGTTCCTCGGCGGAGTGGAGAGCACACTGAAAGATTTCGGCCGATTCAAGGAAGGCCTGCCTGACTACCTCCCGCTGCTGGTTAAGGACTACAAGGGCCTCATGGCCTCACTGGATACGCCGGTGCGCGAAGGTCTGCAGAACATGCTGCATAAGGCGAACGTGAAAATGCTTAAAGAACGTGGGCGGGAACTTACTGAGACTGAGAACTCTCTGCTCATGAACGATTACCTCCTGCGCGATCCGGCCACTTCCTTCCAGCCCGGCTACGCCAAAGGTCGGCGCCTGCGTATCACAGATGAGACTCGTCCCTTCTACCACACTATGGAAGATGCGCTGATTCACTACGGCCACGCAGCTGTGTCGGATATCCAGACTGCTAAGTTCTTTGGCAAGGACATTCGCACGAGTGAAGGAGCTGGCGGTGGTAAGTACACGAACGTGGAAAACTCGATTGGAGCACTGGTCAATCGCGCGCTGAGTGAAAAACGCATGACGCCGGAGCAAGCAGTGGAGGTCAAGAACATCCTCCGCGCCCGCTTCATCGAAGGGGAAATGTCCCCGCAACCATGGCTGCAAGATGTGCGTAATCTCAGCGGAGCGGCCTTGCTCGGGCAAGTCGGCTCAGGCCTTATCCAAACTTCCGAAGCGCTGTTGTCGGCTTACCATCATGGAATCAAACCAGCTGCAGATGCTCTCGGGATGGTACTTACTCGTCGGGGGATCAAGCCGTCGGAGTTCGGGCTGGCTAATCACGTTATCGAGGAGGTAATTGGGAAGCGGCCAACCGGGCAGCTGCTCAGTACCCTGCTCAAGGTGAACTTGCTGGCTACACTGGATCAGGTAGGCATCTCCCAGAATCTGACGGCGAGCTTCTTGAAGAATAAGCGGCTAGTAGAAAGTCCCGCCGGAATTGCGAAGCTGGCAGAGAAGTGGGCAGCGGACTACGGCCCGGACTTCCCGCAGCTGCTGAAAGAGCTCCAAGCCTCAACGAAGACGAACCGCACGCCCTTGGTTGATTCCCTGCTGTACCAGGAACTGTCTGACGTTCGCCCGACCTCTCGCGCGGAAGCTCCGCAGCTCTACAACGCGCATCCAGACGCACGGATGGCTTACCACCTGAAGCAGTTCATGCTTACCCAGGCAGATGTGATTCGGCGAGACTCCTGGGATAAGATCAAGACTGGCGACCCGAAGCAAGTGGCTATTGGGCTGAAGAACCTGGCACTGTACGCAACAGCTCTAGCTCTCGTAGCCGTTCCATCAAACGCAGTTAAGAACTGGATCATGGGCCGGCCTCTTGACCTGGACAAGATAGACTACGTCTCCAACTTTGCGCAGAACTTCGGGCTCAGCCGGTACACCATGGACAAGGTTCCGCGGAGTACTGCTCCTGGGAAGGAAATGATTTCAGCTCTTGGCTCTATGATTACTCCTCCAGCTTATAGCGTCGCACAGACCCTTGGCGAAGGTGTGAGTAATCCGGCGAAGTTAGTTCCGCTTGTCCCCTTGGCAGGTCGAGCTATCTACAACCGCGAACTGGGCGGTAACGCAAAAGCTGTACAATCTCAAGCTATCCAGGACCGTTTGGATCGCCGCGATGCCCTGGAAGCTCGTAACCCTGCGCTTAAGGTTAAGCGGCTCCAGCGAGCTGAACTACGCAAACGTAAAGCTGAACTTAAAGCAAGGAGTATCCAATGACTGGACGTGCGGATTTCTTAGACTTAGGTAACTGGAACGCAGTTTGTTTCGAGTGCGGACGAAAACGCAAGGCGTCTGACTTAAAGAAGCACTGGCAGGGATACTTCGTCTGCAAGGAGCACTGGGAGCCTAGGCAGCCCCTTGATTTCGTACGTAACGTGCCTGACGTGATAACGCCCCCCTGGGCACAACCTATGCCAGCGGATCACTTCCGCCCCATGTGTTCGCTGGAGGGAAGGTCTTCCGTAGCCGATTATGCTGTAGCAGATTGCGCCGTAGCCGAGTGGGTTTGGCCGGAGCTAGGTTCCTAAACTTTTATAAGGATTAATTATGGTTTTCCCAAATACTACATTCGTGCCAAAGACTACAGTCATAACAGCCGCTTGGCTACAGGCCGTTAACGATTGGCTTGCTAACGCGCCTAGCGCTGTAGGTGCTGCCGCCATTGGCTATCAAGCAGCTGGCACTGGGGCGGTCGTAACGACTGTTGAAGCTAAGTTACGGCTTACGCTGAATGTGAAAGATTTCGGCGCGGTCGGAGATGGTGCGACAGATGATACAGCTGCCATTCTCTTAGCCTACGCGGCACTTCCTGCTACCGGCGGTTGCTTGTACTTTCCCGCAGGGATCTATATCTTAGCCTCCGCACTGTCGTTTACTTCCGCCAAGCCTTTGGTCATTAAAGGCGACGGTCAGTTTGCTTCGCAGTTAAAGCTAACCTTCGCGGCAGGAGATGCTATCACCGTTAATGGAACAAGTTTATTTGCATTGCTCGACTGCGGAATTGTCAGCCTGCTTAGTCGCGCCGCAACTGCGTACCTGCTGCGCGTTAGAAACTGCACACGGCCGATCGTGACAAATGCTTACTTTAACACAGTAACTGGTGGCCTGCTTATGTTCGAGGCGGTTAACTTCTTGCAGCTTTCCCAGCTGCAGGGGGATACTAACGATGGCACAGGTTTGCGGGTTAAGTCTGCTGGAGGTACTATCTCTAATGTATATTTCAGAGCAGGGGGATCGGTGCCGTCCTTATGGCTTACGGGGCAGATAACTTCGCTGAAGATCGCTAACTGTGGATTCTCCGGAGGCGGGCCACATAGCCGCTGGGCGATAGCAGCAATCATCTCGACTGGAGTTAACTTCACGGTTACTACGACTAGCGCACATGATTTCCAAGTTGGAGACTATCTAGTCCTTCGCGGTGTTACTCCGGTCGCTTACAACAACGTTTTTAGAGTTTCAGCTGTGACTGCGCTTACGATAGTCGTAAACAGTACGCTGAACCCAAGCGTTGCTACAGTACTAGGCATGGCGGAGTCCATGTCCGCGTGCGGCTACGTCTCCAACGAAGACGGTCCAGCTAACGAGTCGTCGATAGTTAATGTACTGTTTGAGGCTCTGGCTCCTAACGTCTATGGCACGGTTGGTTTGTACTTTGACGGACGCCGAGGTATAGCGTTATCCAAGTACAGTTTATCCGGCTGGAACATCGGCGAAGTTTACACAGACTACGGAGCTACTGGAGTGCTCTTAAGTGGGGATAAAGGGAATTCTGGTAATGATCCGACCGTTGGAGGTTTTACTCTTAACTCCCTCATCTGCAGCAGTACTACTCGTGGTATCATGCTAGATCAAGTTACAGGCGTCACTATTACAAACTGTATTTGCCATGGAGCAGGGACAGGCACAGGCGATACGCTTAGTTATGGGACCACAGCAGGGCTGTTTATTTACGCAGGACCTTCTGCGCCTTACACGCAGGGTATTAATATCTCCGGAGGTAACTATGGTATGCCTAGGAACTGGGGGGCAGGCTCTGGCGGCTTAGTCTTTACGAGTGCCCTTGGGTTAGACTCTCCTGGTATACAGGACCTAGTTGTTACGGGCATAACAGGATTTGGAAGCTCCGGCCCTGTAACAGAATTTAACACGCCGAGTGTCCCTACCAGTCGCTGGATTTTTAAGAACTGCGATTTTAACTTTGGCGCGTGGCCCCCTACAAATACTAACTATATACCAAGCGTAACCAGTGCTACTACCATCAGTATAAATCCCTATAGCAGTGTGCAGAAAATAACAGGTATTGTGAATATTCAGTTTATTAATCCGGCACGCATTGGGCAAGAGTTAACGCTACTATTTGCAAGTGCTTTAACGCTAGGGGCTGGTGGTAACTTAGCCCTTGCGGCTAACTATGGTGTGGCAGCGGGACAGTTGGTCAATTTCGTCTTTGACGGAACTGTCTGGTACGTTAAATAAACTTCGAAAGATTGGGGGTTTGAATGTTAGATTTTAATGCAGCTTTTGAGCGGCTACTTGGCAATGAGGGGAAGTATACGCCAGGGCTTCCTGGGGACTTCGGCGGCGAGACGAACTGGGGAATTAGCAAACGAAGCTATCCGAATGTGGATATTAAGAACCTGACGAAGGAGGGCGCGAAGGAAATCTATTACAAGGACTTCTGGCAGCCCTTGCTGGATGCGCCGCCGGCTGTGAAGTTCCAGGCGTTTGATTTCGCTGTTCAATCAAGTATACAGACTGCGGTGCGGAAATTACAGGCAGCGATTGGAGCTGCGGATGACGGCCACTGGGGGCCGAAGTCTGCCGCGGCTTTGGTCGCAATGGACCTTAACGACGTGCTGATGAAGTACGCTGCGCAGCGGTTACGCTTCCTCACTAAGTGCGGGGTGTGGCAGACACTGAGCACGGGGCTGGCCAACCGGATTGCGAATCAACTTGACTATGCAGCGGAGGATAACTGATGGACCCGATCTCAATTGCAATGGGGCTGTCGCAGTTCGTCCCCTCGATTATCAAGTGGGTGAGCGGTAGCGATAAAGCTGCCGACGCTGCGCAGCAGGTAGTCGACGTTGCTGCGCAGATTACAGGGCGCCCCGCAGACCAAGTGGTGGAGGCGCTTAAAGCTGATCCCTCGCTGGTTCTGGAGTTTCGCAAGGCTGTTATGGCAAATGAAACGCAGATGGATGCTATGTACCTAGCTGATGTGGCGGATGCGCGGAAGCGGGATGTAGCAAAGGGAGAGCATAACTACCGAGCGGATTCTATGTACGTCCTGGCAGTACTTCTTGTAGCTGCCCTGGTTTACGTAGTGCTGCAGTCTAGCCTGGATGAATACGGCAAAGGCATTATAACCCTTGTCCTCGGGCGCTTTCTGGGTTACCTGGATAATATCTATAACTTTGAATTCGGAGCCACGCGTGCTAACCGAGCGAAAGATTCTACCATTGAGAACCTGTCAAAGTAAGATGGAAAATTCACCCGGATTATTTTAGGATAACCCGCGTGAATTATCAGAACTGCGTATCAGGGGTGATGCTCGCAGGAGTTGCAGTGGGGGCGCTCGGAGTTACCGGCTGCAGCATAATACCCCGCGCAGTATTAACCATTTTAACCTGCCCGGACTGAATCGCTCCAGTCAGTATCCCCTCGAAGTCGCGGAAGTCTGGGAAGTACATATGGATCATCCGGTAAGCGTCGGCGTAGGGTAACTCCCCTTTCCTCTGGATGAACTCGATGAAGCGCTCGGCTTGCATAGAAATCTCACTGCGCCCGATGCGAGAGAAGACTTTTGGCATGTCGACTTCTAGATCCTCCAGCATCATGTTGGCGAGCTGGAGGTCTTCGAGACTGATAACGCGAGAGTCTCCGCGGGAGGCGCTGAGTACCATAGCTACCTTATGCATGTGAGTCTGCTTCCGTGCGGCGTAGCCCTCCGCCATCTGATCATCCATGCGGGAAACGGAGTCTTCCCAGAACCTGCGGTACCAATCAGCTCCCCAAGCGCGAGCATCCGGCGCGAGGGAGAATGGTCCGGTCATCATGCTGATCTGTTCGAGGTCGTGGATTAGCTTCTCCCGCACGATAGCGTCCCCGCTGCTGACAGCCTCGTCCACGTAAGCGACGTACTTATCCTTCTTGTCCGCGTAGACGAAAATGCAGCGGGAGGATAGCCCACCTCCGATCATTGCCTGGGGCATGTTATCTGCAATCCAATGCGGCGTCGTTCCCGCCTGGATGTTGATCCACGGAGCTTCCACCGTGTCGTTGCCGCTCATCTTCGTGATCTTCTCATACGATCGTTTGCCGTCCCAGAGCTCGATCAGCAGGTTCACCATGTCCTTGTCTTGCAGGTTGAGAAGGGAGCCGAGTTCGGAAGCGACAAGAGTCAGGGGAGACATTGGATGCCACTCCCCTTCATACTCGAATGCTTCGGACGCAGCGGCGAATGCGGCGACGAGGGCTTGCCAAGTGATAGCGTTCGGTCCGAACTTAATTCCAGGGACTTGCTTAAGCAGGTCGGTGGAGATATCGATGGTTGTGGACTTCGCTACGATTCCGGGAGGCGCGACGAAAATGATGTAAAAGCTGGCATACCAACAGAAGCGCTTTTGGTCTAGCCAGACTCGGCGGCGGAGACACCCCGCTACCGTGCCGATGGCTGACCAGAAGTGCATACGCTTGGGAGCTTCCGTGACCGAAGCGTACTCCGTGTACTGCTTGATCCAATCCGGGTAGTGCCTGTTAGTCATTACGCTACATCTCCCCAAGACACGGTTGAAGTTTTAACCCCCGTCGGTATGATTAACGGCACCTCGTAGGGGATTTCGATCCGGGAGTACTTCTCCATCAACGGTATGATAGTGCTGGCGCGATGCGTAGGAAATTGCCCTGCCAAACTATCATGGACTTGAAGTAACACTTGCACTTCAGGGATATTCTCGTAGAAGCTCGTCCAGATGCGGTTAATGAGAATACCCACTGTGGACTGTGGAACCCAGGCGAGAGCTTCCGGGAGTAGCGCTTCCAGCCTGTCGAATATATACCACCTGTACCCCCACTTGTTTTCCACGTAACGATACTTATTAATCTGCTCAAACGTCCGCTGATGCCACTGGTGAATGCCGGGGTGCGCGGAGAACCAGTACTTCTGAGCCTGGTCGATTTCATGGACGGACTTGCCGGTGTGCGCCGCGACGGTCTTCGCTCCGCCGCCATAGTTCGTCGCGTGGCAGAACACCTTGGCGAACTCCCGTGCGTGCTGCAGCGGCATCCGGTGATCAGCGTAGCGGGGATGGAACTCCACGAGCTCCTCCAACGGCGGCATGGGCTTCTTCGCTAGCATGAACGCATTCATCAAGTGCATGTCCACGCCGGACTTCATAGCTGCTATCCAGTCGGGTTCTCTGGCTTCCCTGACAACGATTTGAAGATCGGCTCGGTCAAGGTCCATGTCGAAGAAAGTAAAGCCTGGGTCTGGGCCATACATTGCTCGTATGTTAGGGAGGGTGAAGTCCATAGATCCACGAGCAGCTGCTTTACCGCTGGACTTAGACTTCTCCGAAGGTATGGTCTGCAGATTTCCTCCACTTCCGAAAGGGTTTTTGGACGACGAGAGTCGGTATGAGTAAGGTGCAGATTTTCCACCAGCGTCTCCAGCAATGTTGAACGAACAGCGCATCCGTCCATCCTCGTCCAGCGGCATCATGACGAAGTCACCGAGGAATTTGTTGAGCGTGCGAATGTCTGCGATGCAGTTGCAGATTGGTTTGATCAGGGGCTCCTTAGCCGCGAGCTTGGCCAGCGCTTCATCGTTGCAGGTAGGCGCCATGACGGTGCGACCTTGGACAACTTTGCGCTGGTAGATCACGGGTTGCTGCAGGTCGTCGTAGAACAGAGCCTGCATTTGCTTGGACGAAGCGGGGTTGATAGAGTGTCCAAGGATATTGTGGAGGAATGCCTCGCGGTGGGAGAGCTCTTCCTGAATGTCGAGGGCCATTTGGGCTTTGACTTCGGGGCGAATGCGGACTCCGCGGAGCATGGCGTTGAGGACTGGGTAGAAGAGCTTCTGCTGATGGTAGTCAACCTCCTTGAGCTTCATTGCTTCGGCAGTGATCTGGAGAACCTCCCCGGACTCCCGCGTGTAAACGCAGTCTTGGAGGTTATACGTCCAGCGCTGTTCCTCCGGCACGTCGGAGGCGATCTTCCCTTCGTCCTTCCAATACACGTACCAGTCAGAATACATGGAGGCTATGAAGGCCAGGCCCTTCGGCAACGCACAGAAGACACTGTGCTGTGTGATCATCGTATCCTGGCCACCGTGAGGTATGAAGTGCCAGTGACGGTCGACATACTGCGCGTCGTAGAGGCCGTTCTGCCAGCGCACTTTCACGCGCTTATGGGTGAGGAGCTTGTACAGACGGTAGACGATGTGGGTTTCCTGCTCGGCTTCCCAGTAGCCCAAGGGCTTCCCACGCGCCATGAAGGGAATGCAGATGGCGTCTTCGAGTGTCAAGGACAGTCCGATGCAGTCGATGTGGCTGCTGCGGGTTTCAATGTCGAAGTCGATCCAGAAGGAATCAGCCGAGGTTTCCGCTTTAACGAGAAGCTTCCCGAGCGTTTCCATCACTCCATCAAAGCTAGGTCTAACATAGAACTTCCAATCAGGACGATTATTATAGTCTCCTGCGTAGGTCATGTGGCGCTTGACGCGACGGAGGTCGGAGAGGACAACTGCGCGCTGTGGCCACTCGCGTATGACCGCGCCAGGGGTAAGCGTGGGGATAACCTTCACGCCCTTGTCGGTCAGCAGCTGCGACCCTCTCCACTTCAGCACGCTCCAGTGCCCAGTCAATGCCCACAGCGCTAGGTTCCCCATAGCGATAATGATGTTTGGCTGGACCATAGCGATCTCCGTTTCCAGGGAGTGAACGCCGTGGTGGATCTGGGGAGTGCAGTATAGGCCGCGGATGATCTGGTGGTAGGGACCAATGTCCTTCTTCTTCAGCGCCACATACTCCCCGATCTGTCCGCCTGGGGGACGCTCCTTGCAGGCGTAGGTGGCGTAGCATTCGCTCCGCATGATGCCGACTTCGTGGAGCATCCGGTTCAGCTCCATCCCGGCAGCTCCGTCAAAAGGAACCCGATCCTGGGCACCGGGGAATTCCCCTACGATCATGACCCTCGTCGGGATTGGGCCTTCGCCATTGATTTGCATAAGACTCCTAATTATTGTTACACTTATAGACCTTCAAGCAAGTCGTCGGTGGAAGTTTTCAGCCGCTGAATCCGCTGCACTGCGATGCCATACGAAGCCGTGTCCATTTCCAGCCCGGTGGCGATAACCTTCAGTTCCTGTGCCGCCGCGAAGATGGGACCGCTTCCGCAGAAGGGATCGAGGACCCGCTGGCCGGGGAGACAGGTGCGGGAGAGGAGGTCCGTGTACAGGGCAACGGGCTTCTGTGCTGCGTGACCGAGGTTGATGTCAGCCGGGTACTCCAGCACATCTCCCTTCATCTGGAGCACGGGGCGCTTCCCCTTTACTGCATAGAGGATCGTCTCATACTTCCGCTGTGGGCCCCACTCTGGCCAAGGCGCACGCATACCGGCCTTCTTATGCCAGAACCACGGCGTGCGAAAGACGTTCCAGCCAGCTGTGGAAAACGCAGTCTTCATCGTATGGAACCAGTCGATATCGCAGAAGCAATACAGATGCGCTTGGTCCTTGGCCAGACGATAGGATTCCGGTGCGAGGACTTCCAGGATCTTGAGGAAGTTCGCCGCGGAGTCTTCGTAACCGTGGCCACCCGCAGCGAGGCCGCCGGAATCTCCGAACTCGTCCGCGTTCATGCCGTAGGGCGGGTCGGTGAGGATGCAGTCGAACTGGGAGTCGGGGGCAAGCTGCATCCATTCGAGGGAATTGGCATTGAGCAGCTGGTGCACGTCCGCTGTGAAGTTCCGCCCGACACTCACGCCGAGCGCCTGGTTCTTCGCTTGCGCTTCTTCCTTCTTCAGCACCTTGAACGCTTCCCCTACAGTCTTCGCAGCGCGGACAGCAGGATTGTCCAGATGCTTCGCTACGATCAGTTCCCGCCGTGTGTTTTCTTGATTACATCCTTCGCTGGACCCGCGAACTTCAAGGGCAATGTCTGCAACAGTCGGAGGAGCTGCGCCGGTAGCCGCGGCCTGGGCTGTGCGGAGAAGGGAGAGTCTTGCATGAGCTGCAGCGCGTTCTTGCCAGGTGAGATCTTCCCGGTTAATGTTTTCGGAGAGTTCAGCTTCTTCCGCCGCGAGGGAGTCGAGGTCGGAGAGAAGCGTGTATGGAATAAATCCAGCAGGAACCACCTCTCCGTCGTAGTTGAACTGTCCGCCGAGGGCGTAGATGTCTTTGATTGTGCGGAGGCGTCGTTCGCCTGCGACGAGGAAGTAATCATCTTCAATAATCCTCAGTACGATTGCGTTGAGAAGACCTTGGGATTGGATAGCTTCGCCGAATTCCCGGAGCTTGCCCTCGTCGAACAGCTTGCGCTGGCGGTTAGAAGCGACGCGGATAGCATCTATGTTGATTAGTTTACGAGTCATGGAGGGGGTCCTTATAGGTCTTTAACTTGGCAGGGAGGGGGATTTGATTCGAAGCGAACAACTTTGATGGTTGGTTCACCCTCGAGAAGAGCTTTCATGATACGATGGCGCCCATCCAGCAATTCTCCGTCTTCGTCAAGAATGATTGGGAAGGAAAGGTCGGCGTCGGCTACAGCCTTAACGTGCATGGCCATCTCGCGCAGCGTCAGTTTCTCGTACACGACGTATAGGTTCAGATGCTCCAGCGGTACGTCCATTACGGGGAGTTCCTTGGACAACTGAAACAAACGCGCAACATTCCAGGAATGCCGCCCGAGCGAGCACATCTGTTCGGAGGGGGGAATGAAAGATTTTATCTTCATGAATAATCCGTGCGAGTTATTGCGGGATAGCCCGCGCTATTTATGCCACCAGTTGAAAAGTCTCCGCAGCAGGTAGGACCTGACCAGGGAGACAAATGTGAAGATCACTCCGATCGCGACGCTACTCACCAGTGGAATGTTGATTGAGAACCAAGGGAACACAATCAATTGCGCCCCCAAAGCTACTCCGTAACCAAGTACCACATTGGCGATGGCTTCGAATAAGGATTGAAGGCGCGATTGCATAGGCTTAGCTCGGCAGGATCAGGCCCGGGCGTTCTTGGATTTGATCTTGGTACAACTCGTGGTTGACCTTGACCTTAACCACCTTACCCTGCAGCTGGCGCCAGGCGAACGGCACACCCGCTACGTTAGTGCCAGTAGCGTCGCGGTAATCCTTCTGTCGGCGGTTCTTGCCCTTGCTGTTATCCAGGCCACCCTGCGGGGTGAGGTCCAGGAAGGCCCGGTCGGTCAGGGTGATTTCATCCGGGACGCCGAGAGCCTGGATGACCGGAGGGACTTGAATCCGCAGAGGGATAATCATGGACACCCAAGGCTTGC